CCATTTACATTAGAAGAAGGTAAATAAGGCCCTGAATAATAAATAGTCGTATTACGATGTTCTTCTTTAGCATATTGGTTAAATGTATGTTTTCTACCTTTATTATAAGAATCTGACTTAATAAAATCATTAGCAAAATAACCTTCAACAGTGTAGGAAGAATATCCAACAGCATTAGAACTTTCTCTGCAGTCAACCATTCTACGCCCTTTTAAATAAACGTCTCCTATTGTAAAAAACCCATGAGCATTTGTTCCCTCAGCAATTGATTGGTCATGGCCCGAACCATCTGAAGCATGATAACGGTCTCCTGTAACTACATCTTTTTCAATAGCTATTTTATTTGAATAGCCATAATAATATATAGATTCAGCTACCTTTTTTCTAGGATTATATATTTCGAATAAAAGGTTTTTATAGCCTCCTTGGCCGTCAATAGGGTTTGTAACATCTCCTAATGTAAAGCCATTATTAGATGGGGCTTCAAAGGAGATCCAATACCCTGACATTAATTTCTTTTTAGTCTGTACGTTGGTAGTATATCCTTCAACAAATTCGCGTATAGGATTAGACAGAGCTTGATCTATGTCAGTTTCTTCTGTCATATACTGGAATACTTTAGCCTCTTGAATAGGTATATCTATATAATCATCTAATAAGCCAGTGCTATTTTTTATAAACCTTATTCTATCTCCTTCGCCAAACACATAATCAATTACAGGATTATTTGTTTTTTTATAGCTATACTCCTCCCCTTTAAAGGAGTTGAGGTTCATGTATATTTTTTTATCGTTTGACTCTCCGGTGTTTTTAGCAACTCTTTCACATGTAAATTGTAAAAAATCTTTTACTGTTGTATTACCCGCATAAACCCATTGGAACCATTCAGCCCAAGGAGGGGGAGCGTGAGCTATTTCCCACCGCATAACAGGAATCCCTTTTGCGTCATTTTGGTCGTCTGGATTTAATTCAAATCCTGCTCTATTTTCTGTTGGGAATTTTACATATGCTCTAGTATTAGGTGATTTCATAACAAAAGAAGTCTGATTTCTATTGTTACCATATACCAACCCAAAATCATGATGAGCTCCTGTCTTAAAGCCCGTAGTAGAAGGAGCTATAGCCCCATAGTTAGAAGTCCACCCAAAATGTTTAAGATATAATTTAGGCTTTGTTGTAGTATCCCAGTTATGCGTTTGTTGTCCTGTACCTCTAAAATATATATACATTACATCTCCTGGTAAACCACCAGGTCCTTCTGGCACGGGGGCATAAAAGCACCCTGGGCCAAAAACTTCACAAGGCCACCAGTTTGCTATGTTCCAGGCATCACTCTGGTTTTGGTAATCTGGCTCAAAAAAGTTTGGTAAATTTTTAAACTCTTCTATAATCATTTGACAAAATTGGGCTTTTGTAGTAGTAGCATTTGTTACTGTAGCAGTAACATTTTCCCATTGATGAGCAAAAGCATACCTATTATCTTGGTTATTTCCAGTACCATTTCTATACCCAAACCTAAAATTGCCACTACATGAAAACGCGGCCCCTATTGGTAAAAACCCATTTGAGTCTTCATCTATTTTATCCATTTTTATTGGTAGTATCCATCTTAGCCTTTGAAATTGCCCCTCCCAAGCAGATTGATTATTCCATTCACTATTAGATCCTGCCCATGTTACCAATGCATTACCAGGCCCATACCCTGGACAAGGATTAGTTAAACTAAACTGAGAGTCACTAGGACTACCAGGATAGGTATATCCACCTGAAGCACCTAAAGGAATACCAGTATCATTTGATACCCCATTAGGGTCACCAAACGAAGTTGTGTCTTGGCCTCCTCCACTTGCATGGTCTGCATAAGAGTCTAAAATTTCATGCCATCCTAGCCATTCGTCAGTAGGTTGAGTGGGATAAGTCTCGTCATTTTGATCTCTATATAAAGCCCTAACCCCGGCATTTATTTCACAATTTACATTAAAGCCATCTGTTACATTAGCATACACCATGCTGCTATTATCTATAACAGCCTGGGACTCAGCTGTGTGGGGTACCCAGTCATATAGTTTATCCGAATTTCTATTATCTAAAACTGGATATATACCATCATTATAAAAATAAACTTTTAGGTCCGAAAATGGCCATAGCATTGTTTCTACGGCATCCCATACTAAAGATTCTTGTACACTTTCATAATATGTTGAAACCGTTATACCCCCTATTACTTCTTGAATTTCTTCGTCAGGTCTAGGCGTTCCAGTTTCTTCGTATGGAGTAGTACATAAAGCAGTATACCAAGAAATAGTGTCTATTAATAAAAACGGACTTTTATTACCTTGTCGAGCATATATTTCTATAGCTTTTATATTAGTAGGCCAAGCGTACAATCTTTCCGCTATACCTTTATTGTCATCATGTAACCTACCTCTCATCGGTCCCCCATAAGTATCTGAGCTAGTATTTGAATCTTGTAAGCGCTCTTTACCGTCATTTAAATGAGGTATTGTAATTCTAATTTTATTATGGTGCGATTGATCATATGAATCGCCAGTGGCTGCGTTTAAAGCCATGTGACTCGGTAAATTTATGTCTGATATAGGTGCTAATGCGGATACCTCTTCGTCGTCATATATATATCTATAAGAAAACTGCCATACATGCCCGTACAAATCATTCTTTTTCTTGTCAGCATCATCTAAATAAGTATAAGAAGCTCTATCTCTAGGGCCTCTTTTGTGCACGTTTAAATATTGCTCTTTTACATGTTTATATATATTACTATATGCTTCAGGCCAATAATGGGTTCTAGGATCCACAGCATAACTATACGCTATCCCTTTTTCTGATTCATAAGCATCTATAACTTTCCAAATTGTACCAGGGTGAGTGACGCTACTAGAAATAAAAGGAGCATCTACCACAACCATATCCCCACCAGAATTTACATCTATAACCTTAAAATAACCATTATATTCATGATATATAAATCCTGAGTCTTGTTCTACGTATATAATGTCTCCATGAGCTAATTCAAGATCAGCATCGCTTACAAAAGTTAATTTATTAGTTAAGTCACCATCATCCCCGTAGGAAACTCCTTCAAATTCCGAATCAGCCCATGTTGCAGAATTATTATCAAGAAATCTTTTGCCAGCACTGGTTCTATATGCTAAACCATTTATAGATTTTTGTATATTTAACTTTTTAGGCGGATTGTCTCCGTCTGTCCATGTTAAAAATTTACTTCCAATTACGTCAGCACTATGTATTTTTTTTCTTCTATCAAGCCTTAGTACTCTAAAATCATGTCCACTTGTTTGCGCTTGGTATTCTTTATAAACAATGTGAATCAGATTAGTGGTCTCATCGTATCTTAGTATATAATCCAAAGGATTATTACCGGTAAGCTGATGAGCAAACCAATATACTTGTTTTTTTACTTCGTCTGTTGCGGTACCTACACATATATAGCTAATGCTATCCTCTGCAGATTCTTGATTATATGCAATTATTCTCGTCTGATAGCCTTCTTCCCATACACCTGTATTATAACACTGTTCGTAAACATTATATAAAGGGTCTACTGCGGGATCTGTAAAGTTATCTAAATAAAAATTAGGTGCAATCTCCCACCCTGGTTGTAAACATTGTATTTTTACAGTTGCAACAGACACAGAAACTTGTATATGAGCGGCAAGAGCAGGTATAGCATCAATTACATTTTGTATTTTTTCTCCTAATATCCAAGCTGCAGTACAACTTTCTAAAAATGCTGTTGGACCTGCCCATACATCTCCGTCAAAGTCTGATATAATAGACCCGCCTGTTGTAAGAAGAGTAATAGTATTATTCCAAGTCATTTCGTTAGTTAAACAAGGTACACTAGAAGGGTTATAAGTAGCCCCATCAGGGCCAGTAAGATTAAAATCTAATTCAAACTCCCACTTTTTAGGACCATAACCAGAAATAGTATTATCAGTTGACTGGAAGTAACTCCACCTAGTTTGCATATGAGTAAACTGTAGCTCAGTAAAACCTCCACTTAATTCTCCTTGCGCAAATTCAAAAGTATCTCCTTTCTTAACATTACCTTTTAAAGGCGTAATAACCCCCATAGTACCGTCGGCTCCATGAAGGTTTTTTATATTTATTCCTTCTATATATTGATCATCAGGTATCAGCCTTTGGTCAATATCTTTATTCATACCTTGTTTAAAGGTTCTTTTATCTATTGCCATCTAATTAATATTTAGGAGATTGTCTAAAGTGCTTTCTTGACTGGACTAAAGCTTCATCTTTTGTCATACTTTGTACTCTAGCTCTTGCTAGCCTTTTCTGATTATAATAATCTTTTTTAGCTGTTTCTTTATCCGCTAGACTATAATCTCTTTTGTACTTTATACTTGCCCAATATACATATGATTTTAAAGCCTCTGCTAAAAACGAATGTATTTGTACATTAGAAGAATTATCTACATTATCTAATCCATCTGTTATATATTCTAATACTATTTGTGTAGCATTAATATTACTAGCAAATTCTATTCTATTAAGCTTGTTATTTAATCTATAGTATCCGTGTGAATTTTGTCCTCCCCCTTCGCCATATCTTTTACCTATACCCCATCCATCAGTCCATACAGGAGGGTCTGTATTTAGTTCATCTGTATCACTAGCGTTAGTTGGGGTAACAGAGCCAATATATAGATTATCTGCTTTAGCTAAATAATCTATAGTACCATCTGTGTTATATACTCCTATTTTAGTATATTTAATGTAGTCAGAGGGCAAAGACACTGTGTTATGCGTAGTATTTATAGTTAATAAAGATGTCTTTATGTGCTTAGCTGTATCAAAAGAAAGCTCTCGCAGTCCTAGCCTAGCTAATTCAAAAAATCTCATGTAGGCCTGATCACCTGAAGCGTCAAGCTGTACTAGTAAAGAATTTATAATCTCGTTTAAAGTAGTATACATTATTGATCAATATTATCGTTTATAAAGTCTTGTTTAACAGTGTTCATTAAGTTGTATAAATCTAACACTGACTTTATTATAGTACTTTCATCTCCAGGACTAAGCGGGTAAGCAGATGTGTCTGTAATACTAGAAGACTTAGCTACTAACCCTACTAAAACTTTAGCTGGAGAGTTATTATTACTAAAATATATTCTATTACCTACCACTGAATGATAAGTCTTTTTAGAAGCGCTAAAACTAGGCAGAGAAGCGTATATAGCTTCTGTACCAGCCATTAATTTTGGGAAAGAAGTATTTAAATCATCTGCGTCTCTAACATACAATATACCTGTCTCATCCGGTAAATCTAAGGGATATTGTTTAAGTTGAGCGTAGTCTTGGTCTCTACTACTGTCATTAGAAGTACTAATTTGTTGTTCTGAAATATAAGTACCTAATATAGATTGACCCGCTATAGCAGAAGTAGATAGTTGTCCTCTCCCTTTATATGCTTGTACTAATTTGCTTTGTATTATATTATCTCTTTCACTATCAACATGTAGCATTATCTCTCTTATGTCAATGTCCGAGTCCGCTGTTACTTCTCCTCCTTGTAATATTCTTAATATACGCTCTGCTATTTGCTTACGTGTTGCCATATTATTCTTTTGTTAATTCACTAGAAGCATAACTTACTAAATCTCCATCTTTTAAGTGTATGCCTAGATATTGTAATACTTTATTTGTAATCTTAGTATGTTCTGACTTTGGAGCGTCCAAAGCTGTACATAATGCTAAATCTACTAGTCCGGTTAAACTATTTACTACATAATGTCCATTTGCTGGCACTGTAGGCCTAGCTAAATAAACAATTGCATAAATCATGTCATTAGGCCCTGAAGTGGATGTATAAAAATTAAGTTTAGTAGCAGGAGTACTTGAAGAAGCTGCTGAAGGTGATATAGTATATATAGGGGAATCAGTAGTCGGCGCAATAATTGTACTATTTATTACTTTACCAAATTCTGAATGCCTAACAAATTTAACTTCTTTACCACTTGAATAAACACCAACTAAATGCACATAATTTGATTCTAGAGAAGCCCCTGAGGCTGTACCAGTCACTTTTCTTAAATAAGGAATTAAAGAATCTGTTCTATCTAAATCTGATTCAAATCCTCTTTGTAGTTTATTAGGATTAGCAGTTTTATGATAATTTTCCTCAAATATCTCTAATTCAGCTTGTTGTAACATTGTATTAAATTCTGAAGGCTTTAAATAACCTTTTTGTTCTTTGTTACTTATAGCGTTTACAGTCTTAAATATATGATTTACATCTGCCGTTGTTGACATAATTTTCTATTGTTTAATGATACACAAATATACAAAAAAAAGTGGGACCGAATAAACAGCCCCACTCCAATCTATAGTATAGGTATATATGTTCTATTTTCCTATTATAGCATCCATTCTAGATTCTAGCTGATTTACATATTCTGCAAACTTATTCTCTTCTTTGAGGTAAGTGACTAAAGCCTCAAATGGTGGTTGGCCAAGAGGTATAGACATAATCTTAGTGCCATTCTCCCATTTTATATCGTTATCAGTTACTTTAATGATTCCATATTCTCTAGCCATTATACAAGTGCCCTTAAACATTGCCTCTTTGTTATCAAACAGTTCAATGAATTTTTTAGGGTTTTTAGCTGCTAGATTTTTTAAAGCATATCTAATTTCATCTATGCTTTTATTGGTACTCACATTAAGATACTTAGCGACAGGAATAATTTTATTTAATGGAGCACGTAAAGCTAGTGTAGAAGCTTCTAATATAGTAACTTCTTCCTCTACAGACTTTTTAGCTTTTATTCCTGAATTTACTTCAAAATAAACTTCTTTTTTATCGCTTAAACGCTCTGGATTAGTTTTATTGTAATTACATTTACGCATAAAATCTAATAGAAGAGGATCTGTATGGTGCACTACAATTAAGCCTTGTTCAAACTTAATCATTTTAGCCTTAGCATCTTTACTTTGTTTGTCTACATATATACTTTGTTCTCCCCTAGAATATCTAATCTTTCTTCTTTTCCCAGCCTCTTTATCAAATATTATGTCTTCAGAAGGGAAAAACACTTCAGCTTGATAATTTTTTACACCTTTAACCATTTTGTGTTTAACAAGTTCAAAGAGAACGGGTTTAGTTTTAGCTGCCTCTTTATCATAAGAGTCCCGCCATAATTTTGAATATAAGTCAGTGTTTTTTGTTTCAGTAGGAGTAGCTACTGATTTAGGGGTTGCAACTATAGTTGCTTCATCAAGGTCTTTAACGACCGGATTATTCTTTTTTGCCATTTTATTTTATTTAATTTAATTTAATTCAATAAATAAAAGAGAAGCCCCAAAGGGCCTCTCTAATATATTTACTATCCATCAATATCAGAAATCATGAATCGATTTGCTCCATAAACTTGAAGACCACGCTCAGTTCTGTAGTGGCATCGTAAAGCATCCTCAGTATCTGTAGGATTCTTTAATACCGCAGAACCTGTTAACCAGTGCTCCATTTTACGAGAGTAACCGTTAGCTTCTCTGTATCGCATTGATAAAGCAGGTAAACTATCACCTGATTTAGGATCTTTACTTACTCCAGCTGGAATAAATAAAGCTTTAGTACGATAACCTAAAGAACCACCCATTCCACGATCGTTAAACAAGTCATAGTTTTTCTTGTGGAAAGTATAACCTGCACGAGTGAATGAAGAGAACCCTAAGTTAAGAGCCATATCCTTGCTATTATTAAAAGCACCCCATTGAGCACCTCCATCATAACTAGCATTTTTAGTTGCTAAGTAGTCATCAATAGCTATATTGTAGTTAAGACCACACCATGCAGTGTATTCTTTAGCACCACGTTGCTTATCGAAAGCATCTACCCAAGCATCAACTGCAGCAGTAGTAATTGTAGTGTTAGTACCAGCTAAATCCTCAATACCATCTTCTAAGATGTGAGAAAGTAAACCTTGATAACCAGTTAAATTACCGTAAGTACCTGAAGGGTCAGGCATTGTAGATACAGCTTTTTCCATAAACATCATCTGGGCTTCCATATAGTCATTGAAACGTTGACGAGTATCGCCTTCACCTTTCAAGTACCATACATAACCAGACTTCCCTGTTGCAGGACTATTAACTTTTACGTATACTACTTGAGTAGCATCAGAACCAGAAACTGCGTAAGACTCTTTAAAGATAGCCGTACGACCAAATTTCTTGTCTACTAATGGTTCAAGTCCAGTAGGCTGCTTAGAACCTTTACCGAATTCAAGACCAATAACAACAAACTTAGCGCCATCGTAATTTGCTTCTGTGTCAGAAGTAAACGCATTATCCCCAGCGTAAGGTAAAATATTAACAGCACCTGTAGTAGTGTTAACCGCTTTTACTAAACATACCTCGCCGCCTAATAAAGAATTCTGAAATTTAATTACAGAATTTACACGTAGTACAGCTGCTTGAGCTGCAGAAACTTTAATTACACGTTCATCATCTGTTGTTGCAATTGCTGAAGTGCCATCTGCTGCAAATGCCGCTGAATCTGCAATACATGAAAATTCTTCATGAATCATACGTTCTTCAAAGTGCATAAACTCGTCTGAGCCTGTTGCTTTAACGTTCCCTACTGCTTGTAAAAAGCCAGAGAGACCTTGTGTGCCATAACGCTTAATAAGCGTTTCATTCATATCATGCTTTTGCAGATTGAGATTTCCAATTGTGGTGGCGTCCACATAATTATCAATAGTACTTACCGCTTGACCTGCTACTGTAAAGCCGGGAGCCTGCATACTATTGTTACCTGTTGCCGATTGTGCCATATCTTATATATGTTTTAAAATTATAAATGATTATTTTCTTGCATTGTCTTATAAATTTGCTCAGCCATTGTTGGCTCAGCATTTCCAGTAGGCGCCGCGTCTTGTCCTCCATAAGAAGGATTTTTCAGTTCCTGAACAACTTCTTCAGTACCCTGACCTTTATAGTGATTAGCTACGGATTTAATTATGGAATCGATATTATTTAAAATAAACATATCCGTATTTAACTGATCGTAGTCCCAACCGCCCTCTTCATCAACATATTGCTGAAAGAAGTTTTCTAATTGGTTTACATACTGCTGTGGCTCTGGTCTATTCTCGTCATTAATGGCAAAAGTAAATTCTGTGCCCTTATCATCAATTTCAAAAGTTAAACCTTCAATACCTTGCATGTCATTTACGACTTCATTATAGAAACCATCTTTTTGAGCTTGAGCTTGAACTGCATTCTTTTCAGCATTAGCAATATCACTTATAGGCGATTTGTAATGCTCTTTAAACGCTCCGATCTCACTTTTAGCTTTGATAGCTTCTTTTTTTAGTGCGATTTCCCCAAATCTTTTTTCGCTAGAATCATCACCAGCTTTTAGCTTGTATGTTTCTTCCATAAAAAATTTAAGGTCTTCTTTCGAGAGTCCTGGATTTTCACGCTCTAGCATGAACATCACAGCATCTTGATCCGACATTTCGTCTGGCTTTAATGATTGAGTCATCATAAAGTCTTCTACAGTTCGGCCTGTTTTATTTACATACTCATTAATTTGCTGTAACGTTTCGTTTGCAAATGGTGAGTCTGCGTTTTCAGGCGCTGTGTATTTAGAAGACATATAATCCTCAAAAGCACTAACATCGTTAAACTCTTGTCCGTATTGTTCAGAAAGCATATGAGATAATAGCTCAGCATCAGAAATTTCCGGGTCCCCAGCTAAATCTTCTGTAGTTGGCTCCTGAGTTTCTTGTTGCTCTTCAACTATCTCATTAGTTGAACTTTCTTGAACATCATTATTTAAAAGAACTTCTTGACCACCAGAATCTTGAGCACTCTCAATCTCCCAGTTGTCTTGTTGTTGTGTTTCTTCGTTTTCCATTTAATTTAATTTAAGTTATTAACGCAAATATATAAATAAATTATGATCCGACTGTGACTGAACTAACAGAAAAATTTGCAGTATCATAATTAAATTCAATTACTCCAGGAGTTTGTGATTCCGATATAGCTTGAAATAAATCAATTTCTAATTGATCTAGCTTGTCTGCCGTAGCAAAAGTACTAGCTGTTAATGTTGTAGCAACATAAGCAGCCTCACCGGAATCACCCGCCTTAAACTTTCTATTAATATGGGTAGTATCTACCGTACCTAAAGAAAATTTTAAATATTTATTTGTCTGATAATATAATCTTATATCTGAAGTGTGTTTTTCCAGTCTTAATATTTGAGCATTAGGTATATAAAATGTTGTTCCTGGATCGTAAGCTTGCACTTCAGGATCAAAAGCGCCTGCATTATAATTATTAGTGCCGTCTGTTATTTGAGTTGTAACATAATTTTTATCAAACTTTATTGGCTCTTCCCCTTTAGATAAATCTAAATATTGTATTCTAAAAGTAGTTGTAACAGTATCTGTCCCGTTTAAATAGCCTAATAAAATATTATGTCTTAAAAGATGATCAGACGCTGTCTGCATAAATCCCTGCGGAGTTTTATCGCTGTTAGAAGCTGTATTATATTTATATACAATTTGCTCTGAATAAGCAGAACCACGAGAAGTAATATAAACAGGTAAATAAATATCAAAAATCCCAAGAGCAGAAATATCGCCGGCTGTATATTTATCTACTCTGGCAACAGCCCCTACATGATTAATTTTTATCATTCCCATTATATCAACGAGTCTAATGGTGGAACTTCATTTGGCTCTTGAACGCCTTGCACTATACCACCCTCATCTGCTGCTTCGGGAGAAGGCATACCCGGTATTTCAGATGGGCCTGCTCCTTGCGGAGATACTTCAGGCTGGCTAGACTGTAAATCTAATTTGCCTTGGTTAGCTGTTTGCTGTACCGCATTAGACCCCTCAACTTTTATTTGCTCTTTATTAGACAAACCTTCATTTTCAACTCCTTTTAATTGCATTTTTAAATTATATTCTAATTGCAACCGTTCCATTTCATGATTGTGCTTTAAATTTTCTAAGTCAGTAGCAGTTTGAGCTTCTAACTGTTTTTCTGTTTGCACTTTTTGAATAGCAGCTTGAGCTTGTTGCTGCTGCATTTGCTGAGCTTGTTGCTGTTGCTGCTGTGCTAATTGCTGAGTTTCTTGCTGATATTTTTTACGTCGTAAGATTAACATTTGATTTGCCATCTTAACATTATCAATAGATCGTATAGCTATAGCATCCTCTATACGCAGCTCTTTTTGCTGTATAGACATCTGAATATTTTGCTCAAAAGATTGGCGTTCTTCTTCGTCAGGACCTAATTCTACATATAAACCAAATTCATTAATATGAAAATCTTTCCCAATAGTTATACTTTCTATAACAGCCTCGCCAAGCATTGCTAAATACTTCTTTTTTAAATTAGAATACTTTACAATATCTTGTAGTCTAAGAACACAATGTTCTGCTACTCTAGTACTTATGCTTAGCTCACCATTATTTACATGTTTTGTAGCATTATTAGATGCCATTAAAGCTAACTTTTGTGTACCTATTAATGCTTTATTAGAAGGTTGTGTTGCGTCTCTAGCTTCGTTAATACCAGTAACATCTCTAATAATCTGCATGTTATGATTATATATCGCTATTAAGCTTTGCATATCTTTCCCAATACCATTTTCTAATTCTTGTATTGGTAAAACTTGATTTTGAGTACCTTCATCATCTTGTCTACGATAGTATATATTACCAGTCTGATCATATATATCTTGTAATTCAAGCGGTGTAAACGTAGCTCCGTCTCCTTTACCTACATTTTCTAAAGAACCTAATTCAAAAGCGGCTCCTTTAGGTCTAGCTTTTGCTATAACAAGCTGCATTTTTAAATGAGCTAATTGAATTTGATCAGCAAAAGGAATCATTCTTTCTACTAAAGATTTGCTAGTAGCTTGATGTACATTAGGTATATATACTATGTAAGGACATGGGGTGTCATCTAAAGTAGACTTCTTCCGTACCATGTTTTCCATAACCCCGTAATTTATAACGTGTTCAGTACCCACTATATATATACCTTTATAATATATAGATGCAGGCTGCTCTATAAGCTCTCTTTTATACTTTGATCTTTTAGGCCGCTTATAACCTTCTTTTTTTCTATACACATTAGTTTGTCCATGCTTATTTGTTTTTTTCTCATATACTACTTTGTAGTCTGATTTAAAACACGCATCTAAAACTTCTATTGTAAAATTATCGTATTCATATTCTTCATACCCAAGCTCAGCATTATATATACCCATAGAATTGAAAGAACTACTATTACTTTCTTTTCCTGAATATCTTCTAGCAATATCTTCTAAATCTTTTTCTAAAAGTTCACCAGGCTTAGCTAGTCTTCGTATTTCCCCTATTGTCATGCGCCGTACTTCACCAGCGTGGAATATTTCTTTACAATCAGGAGCTTTACTATACGAATGGATAAAATTGGCAGGATCTACATATTTTATTTTTATACCTCTAACTGGGTCAGTATGCGTTTTTGCTACTGCCATACCACATACAGTAAGGTCTCTTAGAAGCTGTGAACGTATTTCATGATAATCATTAAGTTCTTTTATCCCAGATAAAGCTTGCTCCATCGCAAGTTCATTTTTTTGCTTATATGTTAAAGACATATAAAGGTCTAACTCATCAGAAGATTCTGGACTTCCTTCATCATTTGGCTGTTCCATGCCGGCCACTCTACTGAATTCTTTTTTCCAGTCTTTATTAATCATATCTACAAAAAGCTTATCTCTATCTTTCATCCTTTTATTTAAAGACACAGAATCAATAGCTTTTACCTTCATTTCATAATCTTGCTCTGCTAACCCATTTACTATAACATCTACAAACTTAGGTATAATACTAAGATTACTCCAATCTAAATTCATATAAGATTGATCTCCAGATGTGTTTAATAGCGATTTATACTTATCGTTAGATTGGCTTCCGTTAGCATAAGCTCTAGCTAAATTAAACCTACGCTTTTTACCGGAAATAGAATTACCGCCATTACCACTCCAATCTTTATACATAGATTTAAAATACTTTAAACCGTATTTTTTACTATCTTTTATTTTTTTTGGAGCTAATGGCGATGGGTAACCTCCTATTTCGTCTATTTTATTATCTCTCATCGCTGTCTAGTATATATTTCTTTTTTAAATGATCTTACAAAAGGTTTGAAATCAACAATTTCCTTTTTCTTTTTTATTCTTTTAGTTGTAGCTATTAAAGCTAATGCTGACGCAATAGAAGCATCATACTTAGTTCTGTTATCTATTTCAAAAACACTCCAGTCCTTCAATAATTCATTTAAATAACATTTACCCATAGTACCATCTTGTTTATGACCAACATGATCATGTATATAAGCCTCTATTAAATCTCCCATCAAATTAATAACTTCAGCACTTGCTGTAGGAATTCCAGGGGTCATTTTTTTATTAGCTGTAGGTACTTTATTATATGTATATTCAGGTCTAGACATTAAAAATCCGCCAAAACCGTTATCGCGAAAATAGTTAATAATTCCGACTTTGTTATTTTCTATTAAAATTTCAGCCCCATAAAATACACAAGCTTTTAATACATCTTCATAAAAAATAGAAGCCTTTGGCGGCCTGTTTATATATTCGCAACAGAATATTTCACTTTGTTCAGCAAAAGGATTAAATTTCTTATATATATAAAGTGCTCCATCTGAACGCCTATTATCAACCGTATAATCGTGGTCAAAAGGGTCACAGCCTGCTACATAATCAATAGCATTACCAGGATATTTTACAGACCCTTTAGTTAATATTTTATTTTGGTGTTCCTCTTCCGGTAAATATGTGATTTTAAATTTACCATTTTTATTAGGAATCCACCTTACTTTATTTTTATTCTCCGGGCTTTCCCAAACAAAATTACCTGTAACAACTAGCTCTGGTCTTTCTTCATTCCAATCTAATTGCTGAAATATTTTTTCTACATCAAAAGTAGATCTTGATGCATCAGCTCTAAAAGCTTCTTCTTCTGTGTATGGAAATTGCCTTTTAAATTCGTTTAAGTCTATATTATTACCTTCTAATGCTTTCCGTCTATTTGATAGAAACTGCTTAGAACCATTTTCAATTGAAAAGCCATCTATGCCTTCTATCGGTTTTTTAGGATTATTAATAACAGAATAACCATATTTGTCAATAAAGCCTTCTAAATTATCAAAAGCAGGTATAAATAAAGAATACAAGCCTGACACTGTTTGGCCATTCTGATCTCTATTTGTTACGTCAGAATTTGAATATATATCTTTATATTCTTCACCACCCATGTCTTGTGCATTAGCCGTAGTTCCCATCATACATTTACCCACAATCTTCCTACCTAATAAAAGACATGTACGTGTAATACGCCAATTCTTTTTTATACTATTAGGCCTTGTCCATTTAGCACTCTCATCGTGAACTAATATTTTTAGTTTTTGACCATCATAAGAGTTAGAAGAAGTATTTCTCCAATTTATTACAGAATTTAAAGATTCATCTATTGATGCGTATTTATTTTTCTTTGTAATTTTTTGAGCTGGTGTTCTAAATGCTAATTCCATTCGCGGATTAGAAGAACCATCTTGTATAGGTTTAAAAAACCATGGATAATTTCTAAATATATACACTGCTTTATCTGTAAATAAATCTTGTGCATCTTTACCTGTCTTAGACAAAATACCTAGTACAGCATTTTCTGAGCTTGAAGCTATATTTACTATTTCACTTGCAGAGCAATAACTAAATCCACTACGACGATTTTTTAAATAACAAATTCCATAGCATCTATAATCAACTTTACAAGCCTCCCAAAATAAAAATAAGCGACGATTTGCGTCACGATATTCAGGGTAACCAACATCAATTTTAGACCATTGGCAATACATATAATGGGAACCTGTCATATATGTAACTTCCCCATTATTTAAAAACCATATACCTTCTCTTCTTCTGCGGAATTCTTCTATTATGTAATCTTCAAATTCAGCCGCATTGTCTCTTGTACATAATTTATTTAATTCCTCTCTTCTAAAATATTGTTCTTTTTTAGGTAATCCATAATTTAACATTTTAGATTTAGTAGGTTGTTTAGGTAGCCCAATATGCAGGTTTTGCACTTCGATTACCTTACCTTTTGTCCCGTTAGGACAAATCCAAACCGTATCTGTTTTTTTATCGTACCCCATTATTTTTAGCCATCTTTTCTACAAAACCTTGCTTGAAATCTTTTTTACTTTCTTTTAATTGATCTAAATAGCTTTCATCTTTAGACAGTTGATCTTCTATTTTTACAATACCTTCTAGTATTTCTTGGGCATCTAAAAAAGCTTTCTTTTTGCTATCTAAAGCATTCTTACGCTTTTCATCTAGCACTTCATCGGATATAGGCTTCTCTACGTCACTAATAAGTGTCTCAATAGCCATTTTACCCGCATCTATGAGCTTTTGTAGCGTGTTGTTTATATATTGCTTATTATCCATTTTTTATACAATATATAGAGTTTGTTCTTACCCGGTATAATTTTTCGCCTCCTGGCATTTCTATATCATAATCAATGCCTTTTTTAAACATTACTTTATCCCCAACTTTTCCGCCTCCGTCTATAAAAGAATCATCGGCTACTAATACTGTGCCTTCACCTTCTTCATGCTTTTTTGTTTCTCCTGTAAATATCCCTGAAGTAGTAACTACTTCTTCGTCGTTACCTTTAGTAATCATACAAAAAGGGCCAACTGGTAAATAACTACCGTCCGGCTTTATAGACATGTACATCATTCCTGTGTCTAAAAAAAAGTAAAAACTATTACATTCATTGCCATCATCATAATCAACGGGCTTTGCTTCTTGTGTAGCAAAATGATGTATTAGTACTTGATCTCCTATTTCTATGTTTTTATGTCTACTACTTTTTCTAACAGGTTCTTTTACTATCGTAG